TGATGAGAAATCAGGGCCTGATGCTGCAAAGAAAGTCAAGAAGGATGCTACTATTCCGACTGCCGTAAAAGGTGACGAAGCACCCCAAAAACTCAAAGAAAAAGCTCACCCAGATGATGAGGATGAGGAAGAAGAAGAACAGGACGAAATGGCACATCCTAAGAAGAAGCCTGTAAATAAGGAAACTTATGGTACTAAGACGGCTGCTATGGATGCATTAGGTAAGTTACCTGCTGCTAAGGTAAAGGAACTTGCTGCTGACCACTGCGGTGGTGACCGAGCTGTAAAAGCTGGTTATCACGAAGCACTTGACATCGATTCCATTGACGTAACAGATGACGTAAACGCTCTGGTAGAAGGTGAAGACCTTTCAGAAGAGTTTACTGCAAAAGCAACTACAATTTTTGAAGCTGCTGTCAAATCAAAACTTCGTTCAGAAATTGAACGGATTGAAGTTGAGAAGACACAAGAATTTGCTGAAGAAACTGAAAAGTTCAAATCTGAGTTGACCGAAAAAGTCGATTCTTACCTTGACTATGTTGTTAAAGAGTGGATGCAAGAAAACGAACTCGCTATTGACCGTGGGTTAAAAGGTGAAATTGCAGAAGACTTTATCACAGGATTGAAGGCGCTCTTTGAAGAACATTACATTGATGTTCCAGATGAGAAGTATGATATCCTTGAGGGTCAAGCTCAAAAGATTGAAGACCTTGAGTCCAAACTCAATGAAACAATCGAAAAGATGACTGAAATGAACAAAGAGAAATCTACACTTGTTCGTGAACAGGTTATCGCAAAAGTTTCAACAGACCTCGCTGAGACTGAAAAGGAAAAGTTTGAGGGATTAGTTGAAGATGTTGAGTTTACCAGTGAGGACGATTTCACTGCAAAACTTAATACCTTGAAGGAAAATTATTTTCCTAAAGCAGTTGCTACCCAAACCCTTGAGGAAGAAGTAGAAACTGAAAACCAAGAAGTTGACGTTAGTGGCGCTATGGCTGCGTATATGTCCGCTATCCAAAAGTCGAAACCCTATGGGGCGGACGCTTTCAACATTGTGAAAAAGTAACTTTTAATAAATAATATTAATATAGAAAACATAGGAGAGAACTAAGATGTTCAATTCAGAAAACTTACAAGAAAAGTGGCAGCCAGTCCTTCAGCATCCAGATTTGCCTGAAATTGCTGATAACTATAAGCGTGCCGTCACTTCTGTTATCTTGGAAAACCAAGAAAAAGCACTTAGAGAGGATGCTGCTTTCTTATCGGAAGCTGCTCCTGCTAACAACACTGCGTCTGCATCAAATTGGGATCCAATTTTGATTTCACTTGTCAGACGTGCTATGCCTAACTTGATTGCATACGATATCTGTGCAGTTCAGCCAATGACTGGCCCAACTGGACTTATCTTCGCAATGAAATCAAGAATCAACTCTGCTGGTGGTGATGAAGCACTGTTCAACGAAGCCGATACTGACTTCTCTGGTGCAGGCACTCACGCTGGTACTAACCCTGCCGTACTGAATGATGGTTCGCCTGGAACTTTCACTTCTGGTACTGGTGATACAACTGCTAACATGGAAGCACAGGGTGACTCTGCAAACAACGCTTTCGCTCAAATGGCATTCACCATTGAGAAGGCGACTGTTACTGCAAAGACACGTGCTCTTAAAGCAGAATACACTATGGAACTTGCACAAGACCTTAAAGCAATTCACGGTCTTGACGCAGAAACAGAATTGTCAAACATTCTGTCTTCCGAAATCCTTGCAGAAATCAACAGAGAAGTTGTAAGGTCTATCTACAAGGCTGCTAAGCCTGGTGCTCAGACTGATACTACTAACTCTGGTATCTTCGACATGGACACTGACTCAAATGGTCGTTGGTCTGTTGAGAAGTTCAAGGGTCTGATGTTCCAAGTTGAGAGAGATGCTAACGTAATTGCTCAACAAACTCGTAGAGGTAAAGGTAACATTATTATCTGTTCTTCAGACGTTGCGTCTGCACTTCAGATGGCTGGTGTACTTGATTACACTCCGGCACTTAACAACAACCTTCAAGTCGATGACGCTGGTAACACCTTCGCTGGTACTTTGAATGGTCGTTACAGAGTGTACATTGACCCATACATGGCAAACGCTGCTGCAAAACAGTACTTTGTTGTGGGTTACAAAGGTTCTTCACCTTACGATGCTGGTGTATTCTACTGCCCATACGTTCCGCTTCAAATGGTTCGTGCAGTTGGTGAGAATACTTTCCAACCGAAAATTGGTTTCAAAACAAGATACGGTCTTGCACAGAATCCATTCTCAACTTCTGACGCTACTGACGTTACACTTGGTGCTAACGACAACGTATACTACAGAAGAGTTCAAGTCGTTAACCTTATGTAATAATAAGAGTTGGGCTAACCAACCTATCAAAAGGGGAAACTTCGGTTTCCCCTTTTTCTTTTCTGTATAAATAGTTGTATGGTACAGATAGATTCATTAAGTAGACAACCCACTGAACTAGACTACGCAGACCCAACAAAGTTTAAGTTTAGTATTAAAAAATTACCGATAGTAGAATTTTTTACTGTCGCAGCAAACCTGCCAGGCATAAATCTTGGTGAGGCAATATTCCCAACACCATTCAAACAAATTCCTGTTATGGGTGATGACCTTACATATGAAAATTTAGAGATTACATTTTTGGTGGACGAAAAACTTGTAAACTACATAGAGGTTCATAACTGGATGGTTGGTATTGGTTTTCCACAAGCAAGAACACAATACGGAAATTTAAGAACAGAGGGTGACCAGATTTCCCCATCACAAGGTAAACAGGCAGGACAAGAAGGTATTTCTGGAATGTTTTCTGATGCAACACTGATAATTACCTCTGCAAAAAATAATCCTATCGTAGAGGCAAGATTTCAAGACATTTATCCAGTGGCATTAAGTGGTCTTGCATATAATCAACAAGAAGGTGACATAACATATTTAACAGCAAACGTGACATTTACATACAAAATTTACACGTTACATACATTATAAATAGATTAGGATGAGGTTCAATACCCTTGAACACCTATCATAGACCGTAAAGGTTAATATATCTAACGCAAGGAAGATATGCAATCTCATCCCTTTGATTTGAAGGATACATTATGAATTTAGAAGAACTACAAGAGATGTCCGCTAAGGACTTAAAGATTGACGATACACAACTAGATATCGAATCTCTCAAAACCCCAGAGCTCTATGGGAAATACCTAAAAATATTCATGCGTTGGAACTTGTTATTAAAACAGGTTGAATCCAAGCATCGTATTCTTTACAGACAGAAGTGGGAATACTACGGTGGTAAAGCAGACCCAGAAGTTTATAAGCAAAATCCCCTAGACCTAAAGATACTTAAACAAGATGTACCCATCTATTTGGATGGAGATAAGGAGTTGATTGAATCTCAACACACAGTGGAATACCATAAAGCAATGGTAGACCATGCAGAGAAGATGTGTAAAATGTTAAACAATCGTGGATTTCAAATCAAGAATGCGATTGATTGGAAGAGATTCATGGAAGGTTCGATTTGATTATTTCCAAAAAGAATGATGTATATTTAACTGTAAAAACTGATAAGGGTATCGCAAGAGAACTTTCAGATTTCTTTACGTTTGAAGTGCCAGGCGCTAAGTTCATGCCACAATACAGAAACCGTATGTGGGATGGAAAGATACGCTTGTTTTCAATACAAACAGGTGAGATATATTTTGGATTATTATCTTACATTGAAGAGTTTGCTAAACGCAACGACATAGAAATTGAATATAAAGAAGGAGTAAAAGATGAGGAACGATTACGAGATGGTGAACTGGATACTTTTATTGGAAGAGTGTCACCTCAGTCTAAAGGACAAAATATACAGATTCGTGATTACCAGATGGCCGCATTGGATTATGCAATCAGAAACATTCCCAGTCTGTTGCTTAGTCCTACTGCTAGCGGCAAATCATTAATTATTTACATACTCTCTGTTTGGTATGCATCAAAAACAGAAAGTAATATTCTTATTCTTGTTCCCACAACATCACTGGTAGAACAGATGCATTCGGATTTTCTTGACTATGGTTTCAAGGAATCCATGATGCAAAAAATATATCAAGGTTACTCAAAAAATATCACAAAACCCATCACAATATCCACATGGCAATCGGTTTACAAAATGCAAAAAAAGTGGTTTGACCAGTTTTCCTGTATATTAGGAGATGAAGTCCATATTTTCAAGAGTAAATCTCTGACAGGTATTATGAACAAGATGGTCAATTGTAAGTATCGTCATGGGTTCACAGGTACGCTGGACGGTACACAAACACACAGGTTGGTACTAGAGGGTCTATTTGGTTCAGTAAACAAAGTAACAACAACTAAAGAACTCATGGACAGTGATACACTTGCAAAACTTAGCGTTGAATGTATTGTTTTACGATATCCAGATGCTGACTGCAAATATATGAAAAACCTATCGTATCAAGATGAAGTTGACCTAATTGTTCGTGATGAACGTAGAAATAAATTTATTGTGGACTTGACAAAACACTTAACAGGTAATACATTAGTATTATTCCAATTTGTGGAAAAGCATGGTGACGTACTACACACAATGATAAATACATCTTTAACTGATAGAAAAGTATTTTACGTTTATGGTGGTACAGACACACAGACAAGGGAAGAGATTCGTTCAATTACTGAAAACGAGAAGGATGCGGTCATCGTTGCATCGTATGGTACTTTTTCTACTGGTATCAATATTCGCAATCTTCACAACATCGTGTTCGCTTCACCTTCCAAAAGTAGAATTAGAGTCTTGCAATCCGTTGGTCGTGCATTGCGACTTGGTGACAATAAAGTATCAGCTCGATTGGTAGATATTGCAGATGATTTTACTTATAAAGGTAAACAGAACTTTACTTTAAGACATTTCATGGAACGAATAAATATATACAATGAAGAAGAGTTTGATTATGATATTAAACAAATTTCTATAGATAAAGGATAAAGATGGAAAACCAAACAAAAGTCTTAAAACTTTCTAATGGAGAAGAGATTATAACGGTGATTACGTCTGCCGATAAAAGTAGACCATATATTGAGGTGACCAATCCATTACAAGTTAATTTATATCCAAAACCAGTTGAGGGTGGTTTAGTAGAAAGTATGGCTCTGTCACGATGGTTGACTGTAAGCGAAACTCAAATTGCCAACTTAAACAAAAATAGTATTATAGCAATTTCTGATGCATCAATCGGACTTGTTCGCTTTTACGAACATTGTGTAAAAAAGATGACATTGAGCAATAACGGTAAAGATTGGAATGAACCTACTGATGAGGATTTACAGAGTATTGAAGATGAAGAGTTTGAGAACATCATTCCATTCCCAGATAAGAACACTATACATTAACTCATTCTCAAACCCTACATAGGGATAATACCGTCTTGTCAAGGGAAAGTCAAGATGTTTTTGAAATTAAATTACTCCTTGACAATTGATGTGTCATTTGGTATATTGTATCTAATTAATGGGAAAGACCTATGGCAATAGAAAAAAAGAAAAAACCACATTATGTGAACAACAAA